CTTAGATGTTGACAAGAGAAAGGGTCAATTTACTACTCAAGATACTAGGGTTTATTTTGCTAACAATAAGATTAGTTTTCAGGTGAAGGCTAATACTAGCAATGATAGAACAGGATCTGGTTTGAAATACGAAGGGCAGGATGAAGAGTATAAAGGTGCTCGATTAGGAAAAGCAAAAGTTGATGATGTTATAGATCTAATGAAATCATATAAATTAAAAATGGATAGTAGTAAAACTGCTTATCCATTTTCTCCAGAAGAATTTAACGCTAAGAGAAATGATTATAAACAAATGATAACTTTATTGAAAACTAAGAAGGTTAACTTAGCAAAAACTGGCACCATAACAGTTGATGAAGCACTTGATAATATAGAGTATATTTTTAGTACTGAACCTTGGGTAGCAAATTCTAAGTGCCAACAGATATCTTGGTTGTCTAAAATTTTATCATTAAGCGATGATGATAGAGATATGTTTAGTGCGGACCTTGTGTTTATGGCGAAGAAAGAGGGGAGAAAATACGGACCTTTTGGAAAAATATACTGATGTCGAAGAACACACACCTAGAACACTTAGAAGATAGTATCTTGCTTGATGGTAAGCAGGGTGCTACTGATGCGTTTATGTTTCTAGATCTTCTGGCAAAAACTTTTAGTGGTCAGGGACAGAATAACTTTAAGATTACTACGAAGTGGGATGGTGCTCCCGCTATATTTTGTGGTGTGTATCCAGGAACAGAACATTTTTTTGTTGGAACAAAATCTGTTTTTAATAAAGATGCAAAGATAAATTTTGTCTCTGATGATATAGATAGAAACCACGGTCATGCTCCGGGTCTGGTATCTAAACTCAAAGATGCGTTAAAATATTTTCCTGCCTTGGGTATCAAAGGCGTGGCTCAGGGTGATTTGTTATTTACCGACGATAAAAAATTCGAAATGATTGATGGGAAGAGATGTATTACATTTCAACCAAATACAATCACCTATTGTATTCCTGAGGGTTCTCCATTCTATGAGAAAGCAAAGCAAGCAAAGATTGGTGTAGTATTTCACACCACATACAGAGGAAACTCTGTTGAAAATCTGAACGCATCATTTGGGTATGATATTAACAAGTTAAAATCAAGTGATGATGTCTTAGTTCTGTCAGCAGAGACGGGACAACTTGGTAAAGATACTCTTATCACAAAGCAAGAGAAGCAACAGTTGATGAGAATGAGAAACGCTAGTGCATCTTTAATTAGGGGTGCTGGAGATTTCTTAGATGAAGTTGCAAAGCAAATAGAAGCGAAAGATCAACTTACTGTTGGACCCAGATTAAAAATTTACTTCAACACATATGTTAGGCAGGGAAGAAAAGTAAATAATGCCAGACAATTTGTTCGTAACTTTAAGGCATATTTTGAAGGTGAGGTCAAGAAAGCAGCAGATAAAGTTAAGACACCCAAAGCAAAAGCAACTAAACTTGCAAAGTTATATGCTGGACTTGAATTTATTGAGACCAATGATGATGCATTAATTAAAACTGTAGGACTATATACTACACTACAAAATGTTAAAAACTTCTTTGTTCGTAAACTGGAGAAGGGGGAGCAGTTTGGAACATATCTTAGAACTGAAGATGGTTATGAGGTAACTGCTCCTGAGGGATATGTTGCTATCAGTGAGGGAACTAACGCAGTCAAGTTGGTTGATAGATTATCGTTTAGTGTTGCGAACTTTAACGTATCTAAAAACTGGGTAGAAGGAGACAAATGAGTAGGGTAGTTGTAGCGTGGGGTAGATTTAATCCCCCAACAATCGGTCACGAAAAATTAATCGAAGCAGTTGCTAAAATTGCTAAGAGGGATGACTACTTTATATACCCTACACACACTCAGAAAAAACCAAAAGACCCATTGCCATCGAATTTAAAGGTGGAATACATGCATCTTATGTTTCCAAAACATAAAGATCATATCATATATGATAGAGATACAAATACAATCATAAAATTATTACAAAAATATCAAGGTACATATGAGGACTTGACATTAGTTGCTGGTTCTGATAGAGTACCTCAGTATGAAACATTAATTACTAAGTATAATGGTGTTGAATATACATATAGAAACTTAGAAGTTGTATCTGCTGGTGAACGAGATCCAGATGCTGATGGTGCTTCTGGTATGTCCGCAAGTAAGATGAGAGCAGCCGCTAAAGATGTTAAGACGACCGAATTTAAATCTGGCATTCCAGATACATTATCAACATCACAAAAATTAGAACTAATGCAAGAGGTTCGCAAAGGAATGGGATTATAATGAAAAATTTTAAACAACTGCGACAAGAATCAACCCATCAAAGGTATCGCCACAAAGGTATTTTTCAGGAGGGTGATGTAATTATTCACAATACTACAGGACAGACTGGAACTATTCATCGTAGTGGTGTCAATTATGTAATTGCAATCACAGAGAGCGGAGAGATGTTCCGTGCGTGGGTTAAAGATATACGAGAAGTATAAATAAGTAAGAAGAAAAAAACTTAGATACAATGGCAACTAACGAAGATTTCACCAATCAACTTATCGAATCAATGCTACGCGGATCTGATAATGATTTGACTGAAGCATTTGATAACATGGATCCCCAATCCCATGGTGCTGAGATTGTCGATACAACAAAACAAAAGAAAACTGTCGGCAAACCAAAAAATTATATTGGTAAAGAAGCAGAACCAACTGCAACTGCCGAGGGATATAAGAAAGATTGTGATGCCTGTGGTGGAAAGGGTTGCTCTAAGTGTGAGAAGAAGATGGATGAATCGTGCGGTCCTGAGCACGGCAAGGATAAGAAGAAAGAAAAAGAAATGAAAAAAGAAGAGTTTGAAATTCTAGAAACTCTTGAGATTGATATCGATGGTGATATCTTTATCGTCGAAAAGCAAAAAGGTCTTGATGGAAAAGCTTGCTGGAAAGGTTATAAGCAAGCAGGCACCAAGATGAAAGGTGGTAAGAAAGTTGATAACTGCGTCAAGATGTCCTACGAACCAGAAGGTAACTACCTAGGTGAGAAGAAACTTGACCCCGTTGGTAAGGAAGATAAGGACATTGACAATGATGGCGATCATGATAAGTCTGACAAGTATCTTCTAGCACGTCGCAAGAAAGTATCTGCAATCATCGGAAAGAAAAAGAAGATGAAGGAAGAAGCAGAACTTCGTGCGGAGATTGAAGAAGAAAAAAAGTGAAGAAGGCACCCTCAGTTGAGGTGATGCCTGATATTCCAGACGAGAACTCTAAAGAGTTCAACGATATGGTAAAGAAGCATAAGAAATATATTAAACCAGCACTCATCAAGAAGGGTGGTGGAGTCACTGAGGAAGTGGAACTAGATGAAGTTGCTCCTCCTGGTGACAAGTATGAGAGAATGGTAAAGCATATCAAGAAGAATTATCCTAAGGATAAGGAAGGCATCGCATATGCTACTGCATGGAAACATAAGAACAAGAATAAATAATTACACTCTTTGAGGACCATACAATGCTTTCTTTTCTACTACCACTAGCATCAAAAATTATTTCTGATGCTGTCGCAAGGATCCCAGACAATGAGGAACTGGGTGAAAAACTAATCGACATCTGCCTAATGATTCTAGGTAAAGCAGTCAAGCTAACCAAGACAGAAATGGACGACCAACTCCTAGCAGTTGTCACCACAGCAATTAAGGCAAGGGAAGAGGAACCTGCCGCAGAATGAACTTTACCTCATAGTTCAAGTTTGAGAGGCAGCGATGCCTCTCTTTTTTTATAAATACTTTCAGAGAACTGTTCTTTATAGGCAAACGAAGATGGCTGTATTCGGAAAAATTGATGCTAGAACACTAGCAACTGATGTCATAACAGACGCGGCAGATGGTCTGATTGTGACAACTACCGGTGATTTTACTGATGTTTCTACTAATGATTACATTGAAGGTGGAGACATTCTTGAACTTGGTGGGGAACCATGGATTGTAAGAAGAGTTGAATCTGCAACACGATTAGTTCTCTATCCAAATGCTGCCGGTAATGCCCCTACAGTTGCAACAACTTTTGCTGTAGGTAGTGATGATGCTCAAAGAAGAACAGCACCAAAGGCAGTTGCTGATGCAGTTCTCGCTCCAATTGATTCTCGCGTCGAACGTCAAATCCTATACATCAGTCTTGCTGAAGCACAGATCGAAGACAACAGATCCAGAGGACTTAAGATCCCTGGATGGCACGTCTTTGAGACATATGTAAACGGACAGGGAGACACAATCAATAGAGCAGAATGTATTGCTGCTGTCAAGAATAACCAAGGAACTGCTGAAGGAGATCTTGATACTGATTCTGGTGTTGCTTCTGATGCAGAGCAGAACATCGTTCTACTTCAAACTTGGAATACTATTGGCGCTCCAGTTGCTGCTGATGCGAATGACACAATCATCTATGATGTCTTTACACAAACGGCTGCAATCACAGTTGATGCAAACCTTCTTGTTAATACTGGTGATCCCGACTATGTTAACACTG